ATTCGGAAGGAATGTTAATAATACTAATATGCTTCTTAACACGTGTAACTCTAAACTTAACATCAAACGTTTGCAGCTCTGTATCTTCTTCCTGCTCGGTTATTTCAACCTTATCGACATCAGCACCGCGCAGACTTTCAATGATTTGCTCAATCTCTTGAGCGTCAACGCCGTTATACTCTACAACTTCAACGTCTTTTGATTCGTCGTAATGATACTTTACAACTCCGCACTTCTGAATTTCAGCATCTTTAAGCCAATCAATCTGGGTTTTGTATGATTCGGGCTGATTGCGTACAACCCAGTTTACAAACTTAGTCTTATCCTCCGCCTCTTGCACTTCATTTTCATTATCAGTGTTAGCGGTGAATGACATGATATCGCCACTACCAAGAAACACCCTTGCGAGGCTAGGCATATCAGCCTCAACCACATCGAATATATCTGTTGATACTACGCTTGATTGATCTGGTGATGCTTGAAACTCAAAGTTTTTCTGCCCTAAGTAAGCCGAAAGAAATTTCTCATTTTCACGCATGAATTCGCCAGTGTAAACCGCCGCATCCTCTTTGGCCTGCATAATGACGCTGACTAGTTCACTTTCTGACATCTTTGCCATGTTGAATAATTCCTCTGATGTGTATTTCTGTATTATAATATTTTGATTTACTTAATACAAATAGGCTGATATGCGCAAACTCAATGACTTTAAATGTAAAACAACCGGCCAGACGTTTGAACGTTTTGTGAATGATAACACAAACTCGCTCAAGTGCCTGTGTGGTGCCGATGCTATTAAACAGCTATCAGCGCCCAAATGCTTTAGCAATACCGTGGGGCGTAGCCCTAGCTCTAGGTAATTGGCCTTTGTGTGTAGTTTAGCTTTTTCTTAACTTTGTCTTGCCTTACCGGCTCTGTAAATGTAAGAGCGCCGGCATCACCGTAGTCTGGAGAGAAGCCATACTTTGACTTTATCTTTTCTTTAGCCCACAACACGCGCCTATCATTAGAATCTCGTTCGTAGGGTGAGGCGCATAAGTCTGCTTGCATCTCATCATCATCTGGTATCTGAACTGGTAGCGACTCATCAACCATCCAGTCGGCCATTTCTCCCCACATTTCGTTTCGTTTATTCTTGTACTTCTTAGGGTTTAACGGGGTCGACCCAAAGTAAACGGCTTTGACTCTGGATTTATATCCAAGCTCATGAAGCCTATCAACAATATCAGCACCACCACCAGCATCAATAAACATCATATCTGGAACCTTGCCCGCTTCTGCGCACACAGTGTCTAATAGGTCGATACAGATAGTTACGTTCTTTCCTAGCTTATCGCACTCATCACCCTTAAATGATTTCATATCGTACATCTTGCGAGACTGCCGCTTGATTGTTGCGAACCTATCGCCGCCGCGACTTGGATCCACCCCAACAATTAAAGGCCCGCTACCTTTAACTTTGTTCTGTCTTGCTGCCATGCAAGCATCAGACTTTATTAACCCATCACCGCCTGACACCTGGAAAGCCTCAGCAGCGTTCATTGGATACTCTTGTTTGAATGCCTTGCCGCCATCAGCGCCATCAGTTGTTAATTCTGCAATCTTCATCCTACGCCAGAATAATTGCTCTTCTGATAGATTGTAGATTTCAGCTAGTTTCGTTTCCTCATCACTAAAAGTGGTATTTTCTGGCACGGTCTTTTTGTATTCTGACTGCCAAAACCACGGCACAAAGATAGCCTGAAACTCTGACATGCCTTTTTCTGCTAGCTTCCACTGTTCATGAAAGAAATTACCCACGCCGTTAGCCGTTGATTCCCATATTACTTCGGTTCCGTCTGCGTCTGGGACTGCTTGCATAATGCCTTTTGTGTGTTCGCTGGCATTAACCCAGAAGCTAACCTCTGAGCCATGAAAGTATTGTATAGTCTGGCCTCGACCAACCGCCTTGTTTCCCGCTGTGCCGATTTTGTAGCCTGAGTCAAGCTGATCAAAGTGTATCTCCTTGGCATTAGCTGCCGAGGTTGTAGGCTTAACGAATGGCGGCAAGTTATCGTAATAACGCTCTGTCATTTCAAACAATGCGTTAGTAGACTCGCCATCATGTGTAAGTATGAAAGCCTTGGTGCCTTTATTGTGAGTAGTGCGCCATATAAAGCGGCCTTCAACGTATGTAGACGCGCCTTGCTGCCTACCCTTTAAGATTATCGCCCTAACCTTTCCAGCATCCACCAACTGTTGTTCAAGTCGCTTATGGATATACTGCTGCGCCTCATTCAAAGTGAGAGGTTTTAAACCCTCAATCTTGGTGCGTATTTTTAGGCAATTACGAGCATAGAACTCGAAATCGTCTTTTAAACGCTGTCGCTTATCAGTCAAGTGTATCGATCCATTGCTCATGGGTCATCCCAACGTTAAGGTTTTCACTCTTATCTGACAACCCTAAATCCCTTGCGATAATGTTAGCGTTCAATAGGTCTGCGGCTGCTCCTGAAAATTTCTGAGAGCGAATAACATTACTTGCCTTACGTGTGACACCTATAAAATCTTCTCTATCTGTGTACAGCTTCCACGTATCAACGCTAATATCCAAGAATAAACATAACCCATCAATAGTCATAGCCCGCATCTTAGGGACGCTTTCTTGAGTTACCACACCTTGAAATGCAAATGCCTTTACCTCATAAAGTGGGTTTTCTTCCACCCATACGAAATATTCACAGCACGCAGTCCATAGGATATCACTAGACGTAAATATTAAATCACGCCCATGCTTGGCTCTTGCTTCCCAGAATTTATTTCCCTTCGGTGCTGCCATCTTTTGTCATTCCTCTAAGGTTGTTGACAGATTAAAGCCGGTAATACCCGGCTGTTATTTTATTACATCATACAGTAAAAGTGTTTGTATTGTTATTCAAGCTTATTGCTGCTACTCATCTCTATTTATATGCTCTTCCGCAATGTCATCAGATAATGCATTGATAAGCGCCTGTAGTGATACAACCTCCATTTGCCTATCGCTAACACCGAACCAATTTAGATTTGGCCCTTTCAATGCGTATTTGCAACATCTTAAAAGATATGTGTGATTTCTTTTAATGAATGTCGATGAATACTCCTTTGGTATGTCGCGCGCTTCGCATAATTCAATGGCTAACTCTGAAACTAATTTTAACGTTGACTTTATTTTACTTCGAGCTATCAAATAATCAAATATAAAAACAGCGATTAACCCAATTACAGCATACGTTAATATATCCATCACTTGCCTTACTCCTGTAGTGCTTTGGTATTTTCATTGATTGGCCTTGTTATTTTAATGTTGACCAATACAATCTTGGCTTTTTGTTGACTGCTGGCCACCAGAAAACGCCATAGTCACTCGTTGCCGTTCCGTGTCCTAGTGGCGTTATGTGATTAAAAGGTAACTGAATAATTATTTTTACAAACCACAGTGATACGTGAATTGATGGAGTCCCCCTTTTTCTATTAAAATAAGGGCAAGAGTGATAGCTAATACCTAAAGCACCTACACCAGATAAAAATTTAATCACTTGCCTTGCTCCTTTAGTGCTTTAGCTTGATTGCGTAGCGCATTTATATAGCTTTCTTCAAATGCGTTGACATCATCTACACTATAAGTATTTAAATTATTAAGTAGTGACTCAGAATAATCAGATATTGCTCCAATTTGCTGCTCTAGGTTGTGGGCTTCTAGTTTTTCAGGTGTTAATATCGTGCAGTAATTGATTATTCTATAGTGACGAGTGTGCAAGTCATCACGCTCTTTCTCAAGCTCTGCGATCTTTCTTTCTAAGTTTGTTGCGTAAACACTTATTAATTCATGCAAGTGCTGTTTATCTACTGCGTGAGACATTGTGGGTCTAATCATTTACCTTGCTCCTTTAGTGCTTGTTTGTACTGATGCCTAATGTTTATCGCTCTAATGCCATTGCGGCTTAACATGTTGGCGAATGTTGAAAAATTAATGTCGAGGTCGTCAGCTATATTTTTGATGGTCACCCTATCGATCATTTTAGCTATTATGATCGGCTTGATAGTGCTGAAATATCCACTGCCATACTTTTTGTAGGGTCTAGTCATTGTGCCGCCTTTCTATATACAAACGATTCTATATCCGTCATGCCTCTTCGGCTCCAACTGTAAGGTAGACCCTTGGCAAAGTCATGTCTCCATCTGACCAGGCTAATATCTCTCCTGTTTAACATTGACAATATAGCGTTAGGGTTTGAGTCGTAATATTTTACCAAGTCTTTTACCCTATAGCCCTTGGCAGTCACCAATCGCCAAATTGTGGGTATTTGATTATCCCAATATCTACATTGTTGTTGTCTTGATCTAGTATGTTTCATTTGCTTAACTTTTTTTTAATAAAATTAATAACTCGGTGGGTACGGCTAAAACGTCTAACCAGGTCAGAGAGCGGGATATTGGTTAGTGTCACATGTTGTGTACAGTAGCTCCTTAAACATGCTCTGTCGCCCTCAATTCTAACGACAAGGTACTCTCTGCTTCTACGTATTAAGTTGCTAAAGCAAACGGTATCGCCTGTTTCAATGGTATTCATTTATTTAACCCCTCTTGCTCAATCCTATAATTAAGCAGCGCTGATCGAAGCGGCTCATTTTGTTGAATGGCTGTTTCGGCTATTACCTCGTATTTAAACAGCTTATATGCATCGCTGGCTTCTTCTGGAGTGTTGAAGTATCCAAGATGCTTATTTTTACCACCTGCCTTGCATTGAGATTTAAATTTACTAGTTGGCTTGTGAAAGCTAACTCCTATTGGGTATTTGCCCCTGATTGCGCCGCTATCAATTAATAGGGTATTGATCGCCGGAGTTACAAACAAGCATGTTTCGGGTGAATATACTTTGTTGCCCTGGATCAATAAATCCTTATCAAGATGCTTGTTTTCCCAGTCTTGCTTAACCATCCACGAACGAAAATTAGAAAATATTAACCACTCTTTGCTAACTGAGCATCCAACATAGGTGGGGTGTTTGGCATGGAAGTTAGGTCTGTAGCATCTTTCGAGCATGTGCGTCCAAGTAATATAAAAAGGGCAAATGACCGTTTTGCCATTTACAGTTGGACGAACTACATAATCCGCGTCATTGATCCCGACACCATGAATTAGTTTTCTATTTGATAATGATTGTTTATTTGCTGGAATTACAGGAAATTTATTCATATTTTACTCCTTAAGTTATGCCTTCTTACTTGCACCAATCCCTGATAAGGATTGCCCCGCCAGTTATCAGCAAGCGGGGCCGGCACACATAAGTGTTTTGTGACTTGGAATCACATTTTCAATATAACACACTTTTTGGTTTTATATCAATTATTTTCATTTAATTGAAAATCACGCTTTAATCTCATTATCGAATAGCCCTGCCCTTTCAATCCTGCCGATACGCTTACAGAACTAACCCCGTAATGCTCTCCTATATGTCTTAGATTCAATCCATGTTCGATCATCTGTAAAACATCGGCCATTCTTTCCTCCCATACGTGTAGATAGCCAACTTTTAGGTCTAATGATATACCGTGCTTTCGCCTGTATGACTTTATCTGATGATTCATTTTTTATCTCCTTTAATAACAGC